CCTGGAAAAAGGAAATCTCTAACCTTTAAGGTAGCAACGCAGGTAGTAGTTATGGCCAGAAGAAAGAAGTCCAATCTCGTAATGGACGATCAACGTCCGCCCGCTCCATCCGACATGGAGCCTGAAGCACAGGTCCTGTGGGATCATATCGTCGAGTCTGAGGCCCCTGGGTTCTTCAAAACCGCCGCAACTCAGGTCCTTTTAGCCGCTTTCGTCCGCCATACCGTCCAGGCAGATCGCCTGTACGCTGAGCTTCAGTCCCGAAGGCTCAACAATAAGACCGACTACTCGGCTATCAAGTCGCTGGAGATCCTGGCTCGCATGTACGCCTCACAGACCGCCGCTGCGGGCGACAAAGCGACCAAGTTGCGTATCACAAACCAGGCGCGCTATACGCCACAGGGCGCAGGGAGAGCTATGAGAGATGCCGGTGAAGGCAGCAAGCCGTGGGAAGATGACGAGAGCTGAGAGGAACATGGCATGGGTTGAGAAACACTGCCGTGTGCCGGAGGGCAAGCTCATTGGTCAGCCGCTGAAACTAACGCCGCATCAGCGAGAGGACTTCTATGCGATCTACGATAACAAGGTTCCGACTCGTCTTGCGATCCTCAGCCGGGGACGCAAGAACGCGAAGACCGCAGAAGCCGCTTTTATCCTGCTTCTACATCTCTGTGGCCCGGAAGCGAGGCCTAACTCTGGGCTTTATTCGGCAGCACAGTCCCGAGACCAGGCGGCTGTTCTCTTTTCGCTGGCCTGGAAGATGGTACGAATGTCGTCAACGCTCCGTCGCTTCGTCAAGCCGCGAGCGTCGGCCAAGATCCTGATTTGCCCTGAGCTGGGCACTGAATATCGAGCGTTGTCCGCCGACGCTTCGACTTCATACGGCCTCAGCCCTGCTGTGGTGATCCATGACGAGCTGGGGCAGGTGAAAGGCCCTCGCTCTGAGCTGTATGACGCGCTAGAAACTGCTACGGCAGCCCAGGAAGAGCCGCTCTCAATCGTGATCAGTACTCAGGCGCCCTCTGACGGCGATCTGCTGTCGATCTTGATTGATGACGCGCTCGCCGGACACGATCCAGCGATTGTTGTCCGGCTTCATACGGCCTCGGATGACCTCGATCCTTTCTCGGAAGAGGCAATCCGAGCCGCTAATCCCGCCTTTGACTACTTCATGAACAAGACCGAAGTCTTCAAGATGCGGGACAACGCGAAGCGCATGCCCTCGAAGCAAGCTTCGTATGAGAACCTGGTGTTGAACCGGCGAGTCGAGGCCAATGCGCCCTTCGTGAGCCGCGTTGTCTGGAACCAGAACGAAGGGCACCTCAAGCCTATCGACAGCGTACCAGTCTACTGTGGCCTAGACCTGTCATCTGTGAACGACCTCACCGCCTTCGTCGCTATAGGCAAGGTTGACGGCATCTGGCAGGTCCACCCGACGTTCTGGCTGCCTGAGGATGGCCTTCTGGACAAGGCTCAGGAAGATCGAGTGCCCTACGATCTGTGGCACCAGCAGGGGTTCCTTAACGCCGCCCCTGGCAAGAGCGTGGACTACGACTACGTTGCCCAGTGGATCATCGACTTTATACAGTCTCACGACGTCTATAAGATCGCCTATGACCGGTGGGGCTTCAAGCATCTCAGAACGTGGCTGGTGCGGAATGGAATGCACGAGGACGACGTTGATGAGGTGTTTGAGCCATTCGGTCAGGGCTTTCAGTCGATGGCTCCCGCTCTCAACTTCTTCGAGGGCGAGCTATTGAACAAGCGAGTGGCTCATGGAGGGCACCCCGTGCTCAAGATGTGTGCCGCTAACGCTCGAGTGCTCGAGGATCCCGCCAAGAACCGGAAGCTAGCCAAGAACAAGAGCTCAGGCCGTATCGACGGCATGGTGGCCACAGCAATGGCCATGGGCGTGGCGAGCAGCGTGGAAGGTGTGGGTCCGTCGGTGTACGAGGAGCGAGGTCTTTTGAGGGTTTAAGGAGCAACCAATGGGACTTCTGGCTCGAGCGGCCCAGCTGCTCCTTCCGCGCGCGGAGCAGACGATAGACATGAGGAACGCCACTCCCGAGGAGATGGCGAGCTTCATTCGCGGGTGGAGCGGCGGCTATCAGTCCACGGCCGGCGTTACAATCAGCGACACGTCGGCGATGCGTGTGGCGGCCGCTTGGCGGTGCATTCAGATCATTAGCAGCGTCATCTCGTCCTTGCCGTTCGACTTAGTCGAGCGTGTGGGAGAGTCTGAGAGGCGCCCCGCTGAAGGTCACCCGATGCGGGAAGTAATGACTGTCCGCCCGAACGACTGGCAGACGCCACAAGAGTTCAAGAAGATGCTCCAAATGCATCTTCTGCTCCGTGGCAACGCTTACGCCCGCAAGGTGAAGCTCGGCAGAAGCATCGTGGCGCTGATCCCCATCCGTCCAGACCGAGTTCAGGTCGAGCAGGAGGTCGATGGCCGCCTGCTATATCGTGTAACTCGTCAGGATGGGCGCGAGTTGGTGATGCGGTCCGGCGATCTGCTCCACATTCGTGGCATGACGCTCGATGGCATCACAGGATTGTCTCCTCTGTCTTACATGAGGGAGGCCTTGGGGCTCAGTATCCAGGGCGAGAGGGCTGCTTCGAAGCTTTTCGTGAATGGCTCCTTCACTGCCGGCATTCTGAAGCATCCTCGGAAGCTTTCTCCTGAGGTGTTCAATCGACTGAAGGAGAGTTGGCGATCTTCGGACGGTAGCCTCGAGGACGCGGGCTCAACTCGCATCCTCGAGGAGGGCATGGAGTACGAAAAGCTCTCCATGTCCGCCTCAGACGCTCAGTTTCTCCAGATGAGGGACTTTCAGCGCTACGATATCGCTATGTTCTTCGGTGTGCCTCCACATATGATCGGTGCAACGGAGAAACAGACGTCTTGGGGCTCTGGCATCGAGCAGCAGAACATTGGCTTCGTCCAGTACACGATAAATGACTGGTTCGTGGCGTGGCAGGAGGCTCTGAAGCGTGATACCCTCGAGGCTCGGGAACAGTCGCGCTATGATTTCCGCTTCTATCCTCAGGGACTCCTGAAGGGCGACCAGAAAACTCAGTGGAGTGCCTTTGTTCAGGGTCTTCAGTGGGGAGTTTACTCGCCGGACGAAGTTCGGGCTATGCTCGACATGAACCCGCGGCCCGACGGTAAGGGCGGCGAATACCTAGACCCGCCCAATACGGCTGGAGGCACTAAGGATGACTCTGAAGACACTACCGGCGATCCAGACGCTGAACCGACCAAGTAAGGTCTCGTCACTCGTCGAGGACGAGGTCTTCGACCGCTGGGATACCGCGGTCATGGCGAAGGAGGAAGAGGCCACGGTGAATATCCTGGATGCCATCGGCGCCGATTGGTACGGCGACGGTTGGACTGCCAGGAAGTTGTCGGCCATCCTCCGGAACATCGGTGATCGAGACATCCAGGTCAACATCAATTCTCCTGGTGGTGACTTCTTCGAAGGAGTGGCGATGTATTCGCTGCTTCGGGATCACAAGGCCAAGGTGACTGTTCGAGTCCTGGGCCTGGCAGCGTCTGCTGCCTCGGTCATCGCGATGGCCGCCGACGATCTCCAGATCTCGGAAGCGGGCTTCATCATGATCCACAACGCCTGGGCTGTGGCGGTGGGCAATCGTCACGACTTCCGTGAGGCGGCCGACCTGCTGGAACCTTTCGATGAGGCCATGGTGGGGCTTTATGCCGCTCGCACAGGCAAGCCCAAGACTACAGTTCAGACTTGGATGGACAAGGAGACTTGGTTCAGTGCTGACCGCGCTCTCTCAGAGGGCATGGCGGACAGGAAGATGCCTGAGCCCGAGAAAAAGGAGGACGCTGACACAAAGGCGCTCTCCAGTGTCCGACGGATAGAGGCTGCTCTCATTCGTCAGGGAATGCCCCGCGCTGAGCGCCGTAGCCTCATCGCGGACATGAAACGCGGCACGCCCGCGGCTGCTGCGTCCCCCGAGCCTGTGGCCGGGGCTGAGGAACTGGCGAACGCTCTGCGGTTCGCTATCGACACTCTCAACAGGAAGTAGAAGACATGACTCTTCACCAGAAGCAGCGCGGGCTGGTCACTGCCGTCCGTGCCGAGACGTCCGAAGTCAAGGCCCTCACCGAGAAGCTGATGCAGACGGTGGCGTCCTTCAAGGAGGAGAACGACAAGGCTCTTAACGACCTCCGCCGTGGCCAGGAGGACGTGGTTCGCACCGAGAAGGTCGACCGCATCAACTCGGCTATCGACGAGATCCGCGATCAGATCAAGGAGGTGGCGTCTCGCGCTGCCGCTGCTGAGCTGACCGGCTCTCGCGATGGTGTGGACTTCGCCAAGGCGGCCAAGGAGCTGTCGGTTCAGGCTGGCATCGCCGAGCTCTCAGTCGACGACTACAAGTCCTACGTCCGCGGACTGGACGTGTATATGCGTCGTGGCGATGCTCGGGACATTCGGGCGGCCATGTCGGTCGGCTCGGATCCGGACGGCGGCTACACCGTGACGCCCGACACCTCGGGACGCATGATCAAGAAGATCTACGAGTCTTCCCCCATGCGCCAGATGGCGTCGGTCATCACGATCAGCACCGACCGCATCGAGGGTCCCATCGACCGCGGTGAGGGTACTGCCGGGTGGGTGGGCGAGTCCTCGCCGCGTCCGACGACCGCCACCCCGCAGCTGGGCAAGTGGGAGATCCCGGTCCACGAGATGTACGACTTCCCGGAGACGACCCAGCGTCTGCTGGACGACTCCTCGGTGAACATCGAGGCGTGGCTGGCCGACAAGACGTCGGACAAGTTCGCCCGGACCGAGACCACCGCGTTCTTCACCGGCGACGGTGTGAACAAGCCCCGCGGCATCCTGGACTACTCGACGGCGGCCACGGCGGACTCCAGTCGCGCCTGGGAAGTCTGGGAGCATGTCGCGACCGGCACCTCGGCTGGTTTCGGCACCGCGCCGAACGGCTCGGACAAGCTGATCGACCTCGTCTACAAGCTCAAGCCCTCTTATCGTCAGGGCTCGCGCTGGGCGATGAGCCGTTCTACGCTTGCGGCTGTCCGCAAGCTGAAGGATGGCGACGGCAACTACCTGTGGGTGCCGACGATCAACGCCTTCGAGACCGGGAACCTCATCGGCTTCCCCGTCATGGAGTGCGAGGACATGCCGACTGTCGGCGCGGACTCGCTGTCCA